AGAATCTACACCGGAAGCTTCTACTGAAGAAGAGACAAAAGCAGAAGAAACTACAACAGAAGAATCTGACTTTAATGCTGCTGAACTTTATGGTGAAGGTTTAGCTAATGTCCTTCAAGAAGCTGGTATAGATGCACAGGATATTTCTACTAGATTTACTGAATCTGGTGAAATTTCTGAAGATGACTACACCAAATTAGGAGAAGCTGGTTTCTCTAAAGGTGTAATTGATTCTTATCTTGCTGGTTTAAAAGCACAATCTACCGGTGCTGCTGAAGTAGCTGACAGTCAAATCAAAGCTATTCAGGATTCAGTAGGTGGAGCAGATCAGTATGGAAAACTAACAGCTTGGGCTGTAGAAAATCTTCCTTCTGATCAAGTAGAAGCCTTTAATGCTTTAACTGAAACAGGTAATGCAGCTTCTATTCAACTTGCCGTTAACGGTATTCAATCTCAATACAACAATGCTATGGGTAAAGAACCTTCTCTCGTTACAGGTAAAGCTGGTCAAAGTGGAGTCACTCCATATAGATCAACAGCTGAAGTAGTTACTGCTATGAAAGATGCTAGGTATGGAAAGGATGTTGGTTATACAGAGAATGTTCAAAGACGATTAGCAGATTCAAATGTGTTTAACGTAAAAGGTTAGTGGTGTTGGCAAAACTAAATAACTGTTATTATTAAATTACTTCTAGGTTTTCTAAATATTAAGTTGCCCCTTGCGAGGGATAACACCTTGAGAAAGGATTCGCCCAGGAAGTATCAAATCCCTTTTTTAATCTTCACTCTCAAGGAGTAATCCATGTCTAACGCAACAGCGTCAAGGCTGGGTCTGGTTAACAATAGTGGAACCGCCTATGAAGCTTTATTTCTTAAAGTCTTCTCTGGTGAAGTGCTAACTGCTTTCTCTGAAAACAATGTTTTCTCAGATGCATTACATACTGTAAGAACTATTTCTTCTGGTAAGTCAGCACAATTCCCTGTAACCGGAACAGCATCAGCCGCCTATCACACACCTGGCAACTTACTAACAGGTGGTGCAATCCTTCACAATGAGAAAGTCATCAACATAGATGACCTACTTATTGCTCAGACATTCGTCGCAAACATTGACGAATTAATGAATCACTATGACGTAAGGGCAATCTACGCTAGTGAACTAGGTAAGGCACTTGCTAAAACATACGATCAGAACGTAGCTAAATGTATAGCTAACGCTTCTAGAGCTTCTACTACTCTTACAGGTGGTAGTGGTGGTACTGTTCTAACTCTTGCTTCTGGTAATACTGCAACTGCAAACGTTACTGGTGATGAGTTAGCAGCAGCTATCTATGACATTGCTCAAGCATTTGATGAGCGTGACATACCCAAGACAGACAGATTCGTAGTTCTCCCTCCAGCCGAATATTACAAATTACCTGAATCAGCTACTAGAACTATTAGTACTGACTACAACCCAGGTGGTAACGGTTCATTTGCTTCAGGAACAGTTCTTCAAGTTGCAGGTATGCCTGTGATTATGTCTAACAATGTTCCTCAAAGTAACGTTGGATCTAACCCTGGTGGTTCAAATAACACTTACTCAGGTGACGATAGTAAGACTATTGGTTTGGTCTTCCATAAGTCAGCTGTAGGTACAGTGAAACTACTTGATATGACCACAGAGATTTCTGGAAATGATTACCAAGTCATGTACCAAGGAACATTGATGGTTGCTAAGTACGCTCTAGGTCACGGAACACTCCGTCCTGAAGCTGCTGCTACTATCAAGCTTTCTGCTTCATAGTCAAAAACAGAAGGGTACTCATATACTGTGGGTACTCTTCTTTTTTTCTGTTATGGCTTACGGTAAGAAAAAAGTAAAAACAAAAGGCACTAAGAAAAAATGACAAACAGAAAAGCTCTTCGCATATCTGATGGTCGTGTTCTTTTTCGTATGGACTTAAAGATTCCTACCAAGAAAAAGAAGAAGAAAAAACAGAGACATCCTGCTGGTGGATACTATTGGGGTCCAGATTGGCCTAAAGGTACACCAAAACAATACCAACAGTACAAACCACCCATAGTAAACGTTTAAGAGGTTTAAATGACAGCAACAACAGAATTAGAAGCAGTCAACATCATGCTTGCTGCTATTGGTGAAGCTCCTATCAATAGCTTGACAGGTACAGTTCCTGTTGATGTTCGTCTAGCACAAAGCACTTTGAATGAAGTTAATAAAGAAGTTCAATCAGAAGGATGGTCTTTTAATACAGAGATTAATGTTGAACTAACAAGAGATGGAGATGATCAAGTTGCATTAGCTTCTAACGTTTTAAGAGTTGATCCTAATGTTTATGATCATGCAGATATTGATGCTATTCAAATTGGTCTAAAACTTTATGACCGTAAGAATCATAGATACACCTTTACTGAAGATTTAAAATGTACGGTTGTTTATTTCAGAACCTTTGATGAAATACCTGAACCAGCCAAAAGATATATCAATATAAAAGCTGCAAGAATCTTTGTTGATAGGCTTGTAGGCGATGAAGGTTTAAGAACTTTTACACAACAAGATGAAGTAAGAGCAAGAGCAATTTTAATGGAAACTGATTTAAGTAATGCAGACCATAATCTATTAAGAGGTGATCCAGCTTTAACTGATGTCTTTAGTACTTATTCACCATCCAATGTATTAATTAGGTAATTATGGGCGTTATTTCAAGAGCTATACCTACTCTCCTAAGAGGGGTATCACAAGCTGCAGACTCAACTAAACAATCAGATCATGCTGATATACAAGATAACGCTAATAGTTCACCAGTACAGGGATTAACAAAAAGAAGTGGTAGTCAATATATAGCTACTTTAAGTGCATCAGAATTAAGTAACGTTCATGTTCATACGATTAATAGAGATACAGCTGAAAGGTATCAATTGATTTTAGGTGATGAAAGTATTAACGTTTATGGATTAGATGGAACAGCATATACAACAGCTAATAGTAAAATTGCTATTCCAGATGGAGTTACTTATTTAGATAGTAGTAGCCCTAGAACAGACTTTAAAACAGTAACAATTGCTGACTATACCTTTATTGTTAATACAAGTAAAACAGTGGCAATGAACGCTGCTGTAAGTACAGGAACAGATACATGGGCTGTTGTTTTTATTAATCAAGTAACAGCAGATACTGATTATTCAGTAACAGTAAATAGTACAACAGCAACCTATAACACAGGGACAAGCAATTTAAAAACATCAACAGTAGCAGCAGATTTAAAAAGTGATTTAGATGGTGGCTTGTCTGGTTTTACTGTTACTCAGAATGGACCTGTTTTATGGATAAAGAAAAACGATGGATCTGACTTTACGATTGATGCTAATGACTCCCAGGGTAATTCACAGCTAACACTTGTTAAAGACTCTGTTCAAACTTTTACTGATCTTCCTACAGTTTCACCTAATAATTTTGTAGTAGAAGTAAAAGGAGATGAGACGACTAACTTTGATAATTACTACGTTAAATTCGTTACTAATAATGGTGGTACCTTTGAAGAAGGACAGTGGGAAGAAACATTAAAGCCAGGTATTACTTATAAAATAGACGAAGCAACTATGCCTCATGTCTTAATTAGAAAGGCAGATGGTGATTTTATTTTTGCAAAAGCTGATGGTGGTTCATATACAGCAAGTGGTACTACATATTATTTACCTACATGGAAAGATAGAACAGTAGGAGATTTAGATACAGCACCATCTCCATCTTTTGTAGGATCAAAGATTAATAACGTTATATTTTTTAGAAACAGATTAGGCTTTTTAGCCGATGATAATGTCATTTTATCTAGGGTATCTGAGTTCTTTAATTTCTTTCCAGAGACAGTAACTACTGTTATAGATAGTGATCCTATTGATGTTGCAGCTTCTCATACAAAGGTAGCTATTTTAAAACATGCAGTAACAATGGGAGAACAATTAATATTATTTAGTGACCAAACACAATTTGTATTAGCTAGTTCATCAGATAACTTAACTCCTAAAACAGCTAACGTTATTGTTGCAACAGAATTTGAAAGCAGTACAGCCGCTGCACCTGTAGGTTCTGGTAGGTCTATTTATTACTTAACTAAGAAAGGTTCTTTTGCTGGTGTAAGAGAATATATAACACAAGAAGATGTAGCTATTAAAGATGCTAGTGATATAACCATTCATGTTCCTAGATATATACCATCTAATATTTTTAAATTAACAGTCTCTACAAGTGAAGATGTCTTAGTATTACTAGGGTCTGACAACCAGAATAAATTATATATTAACCGTTGGTTATACGGAGAAAATTTTAATAAGGTTTTAAATTCATGGTCTTCTTTTACATTTAATTCTAATAAAAAAATACTTGGTGCAAGTTTTATTGAGACTGATTTATATTTAATAGTCGCCACAGGTACAGGTACATATTTAGAAAAGCTTCCGTTTGAACCTAACTTTAAAGAGACTAATACAGAGTTTGAATATCATTTAGATCATAAAGTTACAGAAGCAACTAGCGGTGTATCTGTTGCTTACTCTAGTGGAAATAATACAACAACTTGGACATTACCTTATAAGACATACACAACAATGTCTGTTATTGGTAGATACTTAGCCTCTAACGAAACAAGTACTTTTGTCTCTACAGGTAACAGTAGTGCTACTGCTTTAAAGCCAGGTCAAGTTATTACTACAACTACAACAAATACTGATGGTTCTACTGCAACGATTACAGCAACAGGAGACTATAGATTATCTAAAGTCATTATTGGTGAACCATTTGAAATGCACTATAGATTTAGTCAGCAACGTTTAACTGATGCTTCTTCTGGTAGATCTACTGGTACTGAAATGGTTAGTGGCAGATTACAAATGCACCATTACTACATTAAATATGAAGACACAGGATTTTTCAAAGTAGAAGTCACTCCAGAAAATAGAGACACAAGTACTTATAACTTTACTGGTCAATTATTAGGTGCAGCTTCTTCTACTATTGGTCAGATTAATTTAGAAACAGGTACGTTTAGAGTTCCTGTTATGAGTAGAGCTGACAGAGTAAATGTGGATGTGAAAAATAATACATTCCTTCCTACACAGCTTTCTTCTGCTGAATATGAAGCTAGATTCCATATGAGGTCTAGGCGTGTTTAATGGGGTATTTAAGAAAATCTACCGTTACTGATTTGAACTATGTCATCGATCATTTAAGAGTTTTAGATAAAGTTGAAGCTTATTATCAAACAGGAGAACAGCCGGAAGAAGCTGTCAGAAGAACGTATTTAGCATCTAAAAAAGTACTAACAATAGCTGGTGATGAAGATCAACCAATGGGTCTTTGTGGCGTAATAGTTAATGGTGTTATATGGATGGTTTCTACTGAAGAATTATTTAGTAAGAAGAAATATAAGATTCAATTAATAAGAGAAGGAAGAAAGTGGATAGATAATCTTTTGCAAAAGGAGAATGTCTTATATAATTGCGTATATGCAGAGAATTTGTCTGCTATTAAGTGGTTAAAGACACTCGGCTTTACCTTCGTTAAGCTCCATCCTGAATACGGTCATATGAAGAAACCCTTTTTTGAATTTGTGAGGATTGCTTAAATGTGCGTTTTAGCGGCCGCCGGCCCAGGAATACTTGGTTTAGGCGGGACTGTCAGCAATATGTTTCTTGGTCAGCTTGCAATGACAGCTGTGACAAGTGTTATGCAACTTCAACAACAGAGGAAGGTAGCAAAATATCAACATCAAGCTGCATACAAAGCAGCTGAGTCTGCTAATAAAGCTTATGTAGATCAGACTGAAGCTTTAAATGCAAGACTAAGAGAAGAGAAACAAATAGCAGAACAACAGAAATTTAAAGTTAAAAAGAAAGTTCTTCAAGCTAAAGGAGCTATCAGAGCAACAGAAAGAGCAGGTTTAACTATTGATTTATTATTAGGTGATGCAGAAAGAGAAGCAGGTAATTGGACTAATGCTTTAAACCAGACATTACAATCAGCTGATAGACAACACACAAGGAACTTAAAAGGATTAGAAGCACAAAGAGAAAGCAGAACAAATGCAGCTATAGATATGAGAAATCAAGCATCTGCTAATGCTGGTTCTTTATTAGAAACTGTCGCTAACGTTGCTAATACCGGTCTTACTAATTACATCAACTACAGAGCTTTAGCCTTATGACTAATAGTTTCCTTCCTGACAACAGCTTCCAGGCTCAAGCAAACCCTGTAGATACTTTTGTAACTCCTAGTACAGTTGCTCCTACGACTGGGTTTGATCACTTCGTTAATGCTCTCGTAGCTGTTAATCCTTCTATTCAAAATTATTTAGATGTTCAAATAAAAGAAGAAATAAAAGAAGAACAAGTAGAAGGAATTGAAATAGCAAACAAAGAATTTAGAAACCTTGTCAAAACTGTAAAAGAGAAAGATGGAAATGATTTAGCAAATCAATTAATTGGTGGAAGCATCTGGTCTGATAATGCATATCAAAAACAGAAAGCATTGATATTAGGCACCCAAAGCTATGAAAATTTATTCGGTTTATATCAAGGAAAAACTTTTGAAATTGAAGTTCCTGATGGAAAGGGTGGAGTCAAACTAATAACAAAACCAATACATCATTTTGATGTTACTTCTCCTCAATTTCAAAGTCTTTTATCTGATTTTTCACTAGCTGACGAGAATAATCTTCAAGGTATAAAAACTAAATATCATGGAACGTATTATCAATCACAAGCACAAGCAATAGAAGAAATAACTAAACATCACATTAAGAAAAATAGTGAGTACAAAGTTGAAAGACAAAAAGGTTTTTTAGATTCAACTTTATTTTCTAGCTGGCTAGAGTTTGACAGTGGAAATATAGAAGGAGCATTAGGAACTACTCAAGAATATATAGAAACAACTGTAAATCTTGGATTAAGTGAAGCTGTTACAGCAGATAAGATGTGGGAAGTTGCAAAAATCCAAGCTTCAAGAATCTTTCAAATCACTGAACAAAATGGAGGCAATGGATATGAAGCAGTAGAGAAATATTTGGAATTTATAAGTCAGATTAAATATGGTCCTCAAGAATTACAAAAAGATGGATCATTAAAACAAAGAACAATAGGTGAGTCAATGGCATATGAAATGCTTGAGTTCAGAGTAAAGCTTGGAGATCAAAGTGACAAACTACTAACAAGGCAATTAGCAAAAGTTAAAGCAGCTGAAGATTTTACGATTGAAACTATGACAAAGAAATATGCTACTGATAATACTGTTTTAGAAAGATTATTAGAAATTTTTCCTCATAGAAGAGAGTTTCTATTTGACAAAATTGAAATACATTCTGGTAATAGAGATGAACTATTTGAAGATTTTAACTACAAGGTTGGAACTGGTTTTTATCAGAATAATCGTGACCAAATGTTTACTGATTTAAGAGCGATTAAAGCACAAATCGGTGACACATTTACTCAGGAAGATGAAGACAATTATAATAAATCTTTTGAAATAGCTAGAAGAAGTGTTTCAAGTAACGTTGGTAACTATCCCAATAGAACAGAACGTATGTTCAAACAAGGTAGATCACTACTAGGGAATGAAGGAATAGACTTAAATACTTATACGGACAAAACCTTTATAGCACCTCATATTGACTTAATGAGAAGAACAGAGAGACGAGTCATTGATGAAATTACTAATGTTCCTGGCCTCTCTGAAAAAGATAGAGAAAGAATATTTAGAGAAATAGAACAAGATTACTTTAATTCACTAAAACAAATAACAGCAGGTACATACGTACCTCCAGGAATACAAGTAGATAATACAGGTGATGATAATACAGGTAATAAAACTGAAGCAGAAATAAGAAAAGATGGAATACAAAAGATTGCTGACCAATATGGATTTAGCGCACAAATCGCTGAAGAAATCTATGATTACGTTCAGCAAGATCCTGACTCTGAACTTATTATTAACGATGTCAATATTACAAATCTTTTAAAGGGAAATGAAGGAGAAAAGATAGAAAACAATCTAAACAAAGAAAACATTAATGTTACAAGAACAAAAGGTACAGCAAACGACCCTCACATTATTGATGATGTCAAGAGTTTAGAACTTTTACTTAAGAATGAAACTATCACTAATGTAGAGAATGTAGAAGAAGGAGACAGAAGTTGGATTGACTTAGCAATCAACGAAAGCGGAAAAGCTAATAACAATAATCAAGAAATCGAAGGTATTTGGGTAGATAAAAAAGGTGAGTTTTATAAATTAAAACCAGGAATACTGATGCCTAGTTTAATGACTGATACTTCTGATATTGCTAACTATGTAGTAGAAGAAGGAGATACATTGACAAGCTTAGCTGAAGGATTCTCAACAACAGTTCAAGAGATCATGGAGGCTAATAATCTTACTGATGAGAACTTTATTCAAATTGGACGAAAATTAAAAATACCAATGAATACAATTGAAGAATCATCAGAAAAAGATAATTTAAACATTTATACAGTAAAGGAAGGAGATAATTTATCAGATATAGCTAAGGCTAATAACATTGAACTAGAAAATCTTTTAGAAGCAAATAACATTGAAGATCCAAATAAATTAAAAATTGGTCAAAAAATAATAATTCCAGAACGAAAACCACAATTCTTAGATCAATATAAAGGTAAGGTAATTCCTGATTTTGGTGGACTAGCTAAATTAATAATAAGTGGTGAATCTATGGGTCATGGTTCTTATAACGCTTTTAATAAACAGTCTAAAGATGGCAAAATTACACCTGGCACAATGGATATAACAAGTAAAACAATAGCTGAAATGGAACAGTTACAAGATAGTGGAGAAGTTTTTGCTGTTGGTGCTTATCAATTTACACCAGGAGTTTTAGCTGAAGCTAGAGAATATGCAGGTATTGAAGCAGATGAAATTATGACACCAGCAGTACAGGATAGATTATTCTGGGGAATGTTATTAAGTGGTGAGAAAAAAGCTGCAATAACAGATTACCTCTTAGGAGAAAGCGATGATTTAAGAGCAGCTCATGAAGCTCTTGCTAAAGAATTTGCTGCTCTTGAAGGACCAGATGGTGTAGGAATCTATGATGGTGATGGTAACAACCTTGCCACAATAAAAGCAGCTAAAGTAAAAGAGACTCTTATTAAAGCCAGAAAAGCAATTTCCAACAAATAACCATTGCTATTATTTCAACCTTCTAATTAATCATGACTGAAACCAATTCAAACATTGAGCAAGAAACAGAAAAACTTGACTTATCTTCTTCTTTTGTACAAGCAGATCCTCTTGATCTTGGGTATGATATAAACTTTTTTCTTCCTAAAAACTTTCCAATTAATTATCAACCAAGTCTTATTGATTGGAATCAAACAATCGATATAGAAGATTCAATTAATACATTTTATTTGGATGAACTTGATGGATTTAATTTTGTAGATAATAGTAAAAGTCTTACATCGCAAGCTTTAGAAACAAAAAATGAAAATGAAATACAAGTAAGTGATGGACTATTGAAGTATGTTGGTTTTGTTCACCTTTTTGATAAAACCAAGTCTGAAAGAATACCTCTTAGAACTTTTGGTGACAGGAAAGAAATAGAAAAACTATTTAAACAAGAAACAGGTTATCACTTTACTCAACTTTTAAATAATCAAATACCTGCAGAAGCTATAGAAAGTCCTGAATTTCAGCAAGGTCTTGATAATTTATATAAGTTTTATCAGGACAAAGGATTCACTATAAACATACCAGAAAGAAAAAATGTTAATGAATTGAATCAAATCTTAAAAGGTTTAGGAATAGAAGTTACTGGTGGTATCGGTCTTGATGTTGCAACATCACCTTTATTAGCACTTGGTCCAAAGGGTATTTTAGCTTATGGGGTTATTAATTTTGCAGGTGGTGCATATTTAAACTATAAAGCTCAAGAATTGAGATTAGGACAAACAGGTTTTATTGGTAAACAAGACGAATTAAAGCTAGGAGAACTTTTTAGTTCTAGTTTCGTACAAACAATTCCTTTTGGAGTAGAAGCAAAAGGGTTAAAAGGTATTAGAAGATCATTTCTTTGGGGTGGAGGTCTAGGTGCTTCTGAAACTACAGCAAGAAATCTTATAGATGAGAAAAGACTTCCTACATTTGAAGAGTATTTAATTTCAATAGGTGTAGGTGGAGGTTTTGCTGCAAGTATGAAAGGTGGTTTAGACCTTTTCCAGAATCTTGCTACAAAATATAAAGGTAAATCAGCAAGTGAAATTGATAGTCTTCTTACCGAGAAAGAAAGATCATCAATTCTTCAATTGCTTGATGACGCACTTACCCTACAAGAGGAATTATCAAAAGGAGTACTCAGTAAAACAGCAAAAGAGGTTCACGCTATAGGACCAGAATTTAATGATCTATCAGACAAAGCGAGAAAAGTTTTAGAAGCTATTGAATCAGGCAATACACAGGGTCTAAGCAAACAAGAAATACTTGAAGCTATTCAAGAAATAGGCCAAAAGTATCCAGAGAAATTAACAACTGAAATTAAACAATCTTTAGGAATTGATATAGACACAACAACAAAGGATATTAGTCAAGAAATTACTGAGTCAGTAAAAATAGGTGTAGAGATTCCAAGAGGTGAAACAGCACAATCTGGTGCAGTCTTTATTGAAAGAATAGATAAATCAACTGACTTAGAATCAAAAATCTTTGAGTTATCAATACTTGAATTACAAGAATTAAACACTGCACAGTTAGCAGAATTAGGTATTAAAAAAGCTGATATTGCAAAACTAACTCCAAGAAAGACTATCAATTTATTAAAGAAAAACTTTGATAACATACGTCAGAACTTACTTCCTGGTAAATACAGGATGGAAGGATATTCAGAATCAAGACGTAAGTTATATAAGAAATGGTTTAAAAATGATTCTGATGTTATTTGGGTAGATAGACAAACAGGAGCAGCATCAACAATAGATGATGAGATGTCTATACCGTATTTAATAATTAAAGAACAAGTTCTTGGTAGTACAACTAAAGAAAAAACCCTCAACGTAGATCTAAACACAGATACCAGAGGTAAAGGTGAGTTCTATCATGGGGCTGCTACTAAAATAGACCTAACTGAAGGTGGTGAATTTAGTACTGATCAGAATATTTATGGTCCTGGCTTCTACGCAACAGAAGATTTAACAACAGCAGGTAAATATAGAAACAAAAACAGAAAGAGTGGCAAGCCTAAGTCTACTGACTACACATGGAAAGACAACCCAGAAGAAGCTTATCAAGCAGATTTGGCTGCATGGAAAGAATCTAGGAAACCTACTATTTACAAAGTAACAGAAAAACAACCTATTAATTTTTATGATCTCGACCAACCTGTAACTGATGACTTAAAAGCATTTATAAACAGTATTGATGATAGCGATATAGAAGATATTGTTTCTCGTGCTACTGATGATTTAGGTGATACTTATACCTTAGGTAAGTTTTACGATGAAATTAGAGCATATGCAAATTCAAATGGTGTCAGTCCTAGCACTGTAGGAGAAGTAATCTTTGAGGATATTGAAAGATTTTTAAGAGATAAAGGCTTTGGTGGTTTCACTCATCAAGGAGGAAACTTAGCTGGTAAAGGTAAACGTCTTCATCAAGTAAGAATCTATTGGGATCCTGCTAATAGTATTGATATAAACAAAGTAGATGTAGGTGGTGGTGGAGCAATACCTCCTAAAGGTTCTTCTACTATTTCACAAGGAAAGGGGCCATTAAAAGGTACAGATATAACTCCTCATCAAATTAATCCTAAACAAGTTAGTAATACAAATGAACAATTTAAGTTGATTGTCAACAGAATTAAGCAATTAAAAACTGAAGGTATTTTCTCTCAAATAAAAACAACAGCAGATACCGTTGAAGGTGGAATAAAGATGTTGGCTGATACAAATATGCTAAAAGAATATGCAAGAATGTATGCAAAAATATATAATTTAGTTCCTACAGATGAACTTAATTACGCATTAGCAGAAGCAGTAACTTTAGCCACTCAGAAAACAGCAGATATAAATCAAAAACTAATTACAGCTATTAATGTTTCTAAAGATCCAGTAGCAATAAAAAAACATCTTGATGAACTTATTGAAGCTATTGGAGAAATAGATGAATGGTTACGTATGGGTATTCCTCTAAGAACTGAACAAGCCCGTGGTATGAGATCAATGCAAATAGAAACAAAAGGTATTAGTCCAGAAGATTTTGCAAAATTAACTGATGCCGAAAAATATAAACTTAATATGACTGGTCAATCTAATATTAGTCTTGACTCATCAGTACAAAGTTTAAAATTACAAGACTTAAAAACTAAAATTTTAGATGCTTTTGAAATATCAAAACAAACAGATGATTATTCTGTTTTAAATAAACTGCTTAATACAATTGAAAGAGCATCAAAAACTGACAATCCTATAGAAAACATATCTGCTTTATATGAATCGGATGTATTACACAAAATATTTTCTTCATGGAATAAAGGTAATAGGATTTTTAATGAAATAGGAATTAACGCTTTACTTTCTGCTCCTGGTACAAACGAAATAAACTTTTTATCAGGAGTTCTTGAAACATATATGAGTGCTTATGAATTGATTAGAGGTGCTGGAAGCAGAGTAGAATTAGATGCAGCTATTAGACATTTAATTGCATTACATTCCAATGGTAGTTTTGTTCGTAAAGCCTTTACACAATCCTTTAAAACTTCTGACAACTATATAAATAGAGGTGCTTTAAAAGCTGATTACAAAGAAAGGTTTGTTATCTCTTCTGATGGCAAAGAAGTAATGTCAAGATATATTAACAAAAGTGGAAAAGTTATAAGATTCCCTAGTCAGTTAATGACATCTGTTGATGCCTTAGTTCAAGCTCCTAACTTAATAGCTGCAATTCATTATCAAGGTCATATTGAAGGATCAAAACTAGGTTTAAAAGGAGAAGACCTCACTAAATATATAAAAGGTCATTTAGATGCAATCCTTCAGTATTACGCTTCTAATAGCGGTAAAGGAATTACAGATACAGTTACATCAAGGATTTTAAAAAACGCACAGGAATTTGCTAAAAGAAGTACCTTTACAGAAAATATTCGTGCTGATGGATATTTGGATTTTGGAACCGTAGCAAAAATATTAAATGATGGAGCTAATCAAGTTCCTTTGATCAGGACATTACTTTCATTTGTTAGAGCACCTACAAATATCATCAAACGACAAGTAAGAAGAACACCAGGTATCAATTTAGCCTTGAAAGAATTAAGAGTTGACCTAGAAAGCGTTGATCCACTAGTCAGGAACCAAGCAAGAGGTCAGATGAAAGTTGCTAAAGAACTTGGTTTAACAGTTGTTTCATTAGCTGGTGCTGGATTGTTATTACAACAAGATCCTAACTTTGTTCCTCCAGTAATCCTTACAGGTGGTGGACCTGATTGGAAAACAAAAGAAGGAATGAAAGTTTGGAAGACTATGCTTAAAAATGGTTGGCAACCTTACAGTGTTGGATACCTGCAAAAGAATAAAGATGGATCTCCTTTAATTGGAGAAGATGGAAAACCAGTCTATCAATATTACTCATATTCAAGATTAGATCCTCTATCCTCTTGGATTGGATTGATGGTTGATTTTACTGTAATGACTGGATGGCTAACAGATGATGAATATGATGAATTTACTGCTGATTGGACAGGTATATTTTCAACCTATCTATCACGCAACATTACTGATAGATCTTATTTGCAGCTACTTGATGATGCTATGAAAGCTCTTTCTGATGAGAAAGAAGGATCATCAAGAACAAACTTCTGGACAAAACAACTTGCTGCTAGAACTCCTTATGCAAACTTCTTTAGATATTCAAAACAACTTCCAGGTGACATCTTAGATATGCTTGGAGTTCCAAAAGATCTTTCAGCTAGATTCCACCAAAAACGTGATACGAAACTTAGAGCAGGTGACAAGCTTTTTGGTGTCTTTCCTACTTCTGGTGAAGATGAAATACCACTAGCAGGTGAATTAAGAACACTTTTAAATGAGTGGTCAGAAACTGTTCCTGGTTTTGGTAGTGGTCTTCCATTCCTAAAACAGCATATAACAAATGAACCTATGCTTTATCCTCAAAGACCAGGATTAGATTTATTTAATTGGGTTAAGACAAGTACCAGCAAAAATCATCCTGTCTTTTCTGCTCTCTCAATAATAGGAAAAGAGCTTCGAGAACCTGTAGATATTATCAACGGAAGTGCTACAGAAAATCAAATAGAATCTTTCAGATTAGATACAACAGAATATGCAGAACTGAGAGAAACAATTAATACAATTAAAAGTCCAAAATACGGAGGTTTAAATTTAGATCAAGCTTTAAGAAAATATTTAGAAACACCTCATTATAAGAAAAATATAGCAATAGTAGAACAACGTGGAGCGTTGAACTCAAATATAGCCGTAACAGAAATATATTCTAAATTACAAGAAATCAATAATCATTTTATTCAACTAGGAGAAAATGAGTGGATAAGAAAGCAAGGAACAAGTAAGATACAAATACAAATACAAAAAAAACGTAACATACAGAACCAATACCTTGATGAACTTAACAACCTATCTCCTGATTAATCATGGCTACTAACACTGCTGCTTCCTTTACTAATCACACCGGCAATGCTAGTGCTGGTCCTTTCTCTATCTCCTTTAGTTACTTAGATGAATCTGAAGTTGATGTAACTGTTGATGGTGTCTTAAAAACTAAGACTACCCATTACACTTTCCCGTCAGCGACAACCATATCTTTTACGTCAGGTAATCATCCGGCTAACGGTGCTGCAATTAAGTTTCAAAGAGATACAAATATATCTGCTAAGAAAGTAGATTTCCAAGATGGTTCTGTTCTTACTGAAGCTGATTTAGATAACAATAGTGATCAAGTATTATTTGCTCAACAAGAGATTACAGATAAGTTAAGTGGAATTGAAGAAGGAGCAACAGCTGATCAAACTAATGCAGAGATAAGAGCAGCAGTAGAAGCAGCCTCTGATAGTAATGTTTTTACAGATGCAGATCATTCCAAATTAAATGCCATAGAAGCTAGTGCTACTGCTGATCAAACAGCTAGTGAAATAAGAACACTTGTAGAAAGTGCTAGTGATAGCAATGTATTTACTGATGCAGACCACAGCAAATTAAATGGAATTGAAAGCAGTGCTACTGCTGATCAAACTGATGCAGAGATTCGTGCAGCAGTAGAAGCAGCTACAGATTCTAATGTCTTTACTGATGCTGATCACAGTAAACTAAACGCTATCGAAGCTGGTGCTACAGCAGATCAGACAGTAACAGAAATAAAAAGTCTTATAGCTGGTAGCCCTCTTGATGCTAGTCACCTAGCAGCAAACTCAGTTGATAGTAGTGAGCTGGTTGACGGAAGTATAGATCATTCTCATTTGTCTAACGATTGCGTAGATGGAGATAACATAGCCGACAATTCTATTGGATCAGAACACCTGGCAGCAAATTCTGTAGGAACCTCTGAAATAGCAGATGCAGAATTAACAACTCTTGCAGGAATGCAATCAGGTACTGCTTCCAAACTTGCTAGTGGTACTGCCCTTACTTCAGATATTGCAGACCTTAACCAAGTAGATGGATTAACAAAGCAGACAACCATCTCTGATAGTGATGCTTCATTCCCTACTTCTGGAGCTGTTGTTGATTATGTCGCTGCACAGATCGCACCTTTAGGTGGATTGGAAGTTGTAGCTACTGAGGTTGCTTTCCCTAATACTCAGCCTGCATCTGGTGTTGTTATTTCGATTAGTGATGCTGGTGGTGTTGTTATTAATGGATCAGGAGTTAGTACAACAGGTAGGACAGTTGGTGGCACAACGATAACTATTAATGGATTCCCTTCCAGTCTCTATAGCGAAACCTTAGTTGCTGGTGTTGGCTTAATGGTCAGCTCTACTGGCTCTAGTCAAACTTATAACTACCATAAGATCCTTGGAAAAGAAG